TCAACAAAGCATTGTCAAGAATACCTGTCATTGATACACCCAGCAAACGCTCTTCTTCAGTGTTCTTCTGCCACACCTTACGTAAGTATGGGAAGTGAGTCAATGTACTCTGGAATGTACCAAGGAGGGTTGCTAAACGTGCCTTACGTTTCAAGCTATCCACTGTGTCATCAGAACGAACAATGATTTCGGAAAGATTACAGAATTGATATGGTCGAAGAATGATTTCAGAGCAGGGATTAGTCCCGAAATCAAAGTCACTATTGCGTCTTCCATTTTGTTTCACCACTTTCTTAGCCGCTTCACGATTGAAGATACCACGCTCACCGCTCTTGCTTTCATACAAAGAGTTCCACTCCTGCATGAAGATGCCAACATCAGGACGCTCTGTATAGCAGGCACTGTTGTTAGCCAAGGCACGTTGACCATTCTTCTCCCACCATGCACCACTCTTAGCATGACGCATACGATCATCAGACAGGTTTGATAGGCTAATCATAGCACTGCGGCGTACACCACCAACCACTACCACCTCACCAATCTTACACATGATGTCGTGACACTCAAGGCTATTCAGCTTACGACCCTTAGCACCCTTGAAGATGTTAGAGACAAACTGGAACAGCTCAACCAATGGCTCAGGGCCAGAGGCACGACCACCAAAGGTCTTCAATCGAGCACCCTTGGGACGAACCTTGGATACATCCCACTTAGGAACCTCGCCTGCATAGAGCAAGGCAATCACTTGACGTAAGCTCTTAGCCCAGCCTTCTTTGCTGTCTGACACTACAACAGTTGTGTTACTTTCAAACAACTCTTCTGGAATGTCGGGCAGCTTTTGAATGCTTTGACGCTCAACAGAGAAACCAACACCAGTACCGCACAGAAGAATATACATAGCCTCGTCAAAGGCTTTAACATCATCAATAGGCAGATAACTGCAATTGTAACCAGCTGTGTTATCACGCTCTAATGCCTTCCCTGCTGTCATCAAACTACGCATAGAGGGCATCACCTCCATGTTAACTACAGCACTCTCCAGTTCCTTACGCATTGTGTCACTTAGTGTGTAGTCTTGATTCTTCTTCAGCTGTGCTGTCATGAAATCAAAGTAACGACCCACTGTTTCTGACCAATCTTCTCGGCGTTGTTCACTATCCATGTAACGAGCATACCGGCTCTTGGCAATGTATTCCTCGTAACTACCCATATATGTTGTCATTCCAGTTCCTTTTCAATTTTATCTGCTCTGTCTTCTAACACATCCATAAACCTGTTAACTAGCTCTTCGCTATCAATGTTTAACAGTTCTAATATTGTAACACAATCTTCACGCTTTAGCAAGTCTGCAATGTCATGAATTGTTAGGCTCATAGCGTTCCTTCAAGTAGCTAAGGCTAACAGGAAGTTCATCAAATGCCCCATCCTCCACCTCATTGAACATCCAGATGCCTGACCAGCTGCCATTGGTTTGAGGGGTGAGGTAGCCTTCATCATGTGTGTAGCAGATGCCACCAAACAAGCCTGTCATACGTTTACCATCAGCTCTACGTGCATAGGCAATGCCTCTGTCCTGTACGTGGCCCATCACACAGCTCATGTGCTTCTTTGAAAGCATGAGCGCAGGGCTTGAGACAGGCCTTCCCATAACACCACTAGTAAAGTAATGACAGTAAGCAACCCCATCAATAACAACAGGCTGCAAGAAAGGATAACATTCAAAACCATATTCATCCAGCTTAAAGTCGTGATAGCCGATGAGCCCATCCAACTTCCTATCCGATTCGATCGCTCGTTGAATTCGTTCTTCATGATTGCCAAGCAAGAACACCATGCGTGGATTCCATTGCTTCTCCTTGTTACGTTTAAGTCGTGCCTGCTCTTCTTTAATGGGGGCTAGAAGGGTCTGCATACCAGCATGACCAGCCTCAATGTCAGCATGGTAGGTACGCCCCTCAAAACTCTTCTTACCTACATCATAGATGGACAGGCTAGGCATATCCCAATGATCACCAAGGTGGATGATGACATCAGGCTTCTTGTCGGCTGCATACTTACCCACCCATGTCAGATGATTGAAGCTATTGCCGGGCTTACATTGCGTGTCGGGAATAACTAAGTGTCTCATTTCTTCATCTCAACTTTCTCCATCACTTCTTTCAAAGCAATGAGTTCATCAATCATAAGGCTAATCTTCTGTAGCTTAACAAGCTTATCCTTCTTAGTACCCATGCTAAGGTCTAGAGACACGATTCGATTACAGTCACCAAACTTAACACAGGCTTCTTTCCAACTACTGCCAAGTCCATCATCATATGAACATTCCATGAAGCCAGTGCCTTGTTTGTTGAGCCACTTACGTGAATAGTATTTACTCATGGCTGAAGTCCTCAACTGTGCTAGTGAAATACGTCTCATAGTCATACACATCACCCCCTAAAAGCTTACTCATTGTTTCAACAACACCAACATAACCAGCACCTTCAAGGAAGTGTAGGAAGAATGGAATCATCTTATCCCATGATGCATCACCATCTAGGTATGAAATTACCTGCGTGTCTTGCACTGAGTTGTAACTATCATCAACTTCTTTCAGTGCTAATGTCAATACTTTCTTTCCCATATCTTTCCTTTGTTTGGTCTGCCCTAGTGGAATCGAACCACTAACCTACAGCTTAGAAGGCTGTTGCTCTATCCAGTTGAGCTAAGGGCAGAGGTTACTAGATAGTTACCAATGATGGAAACTGTTCCACCATTATACCACGAATTTGTTCTGCTACTTCACGATGTTCCTTTTGTGTTGCTTTGTCACAACGAATATCAACATAGTGCATCCAGCTACGAAGAGTTCCATTCATGTACATGTTGCTCTGTGTCATGCCTTCTGGTAGCAGCTTACGTGCCTGCTCTTTGGCAATGCCCTTAGCCAATGCACTCTCGTACATAAACTGAGCCTCTTGTAACACACGCCGTTGTGCTCCTTCCCACCAATAAGCAAGCTGTCGGTCATCAGTCTCTAAACTATTCTGCCTATTCTTCTGGTCTTGTAGACGAGCCTCACTCATCTCAAAGCCTTGGGCTACAGCATAGCGTTGACTAAACTCTTGGAAGGAGAAGCTGCGGTGTCGTAAGATTTGACGAGCAATGTCTCGTGTTGTCTTAATCTCCACACACATGTTCACCATCTCAAAGGGAGACCAATGCTTGTTATCAATAAGGTACTTGAGTAGTTTCGGAGCAGATGCAGGGTTGTTCTGGTTTGCCTGATTTGACACACGGGCCATACGAGCAACTAGCTCCTCGGCTTGTGGAGTCACCCACACTAGGCTCACTTGGGACATATTGATTTCCTTCTTCAATTGCTTTCTTTAATACACTGACCAGCCCTAGATTTACTAAGGCTTGAACTTCTAGAGGAGACAGGACTAGATCAAAGTCTGCACTACCATCCTCATTCTCTTTGGTTAGACTTAGCTCCATCCTCTTTGCACCTTATAGCGATAGTTGGTTGAATCATAGAACAATTGAATAGCATTGTGGTCTTGTTCATAACGCTCTATGATTTTCTCTTGACTAAGAACAAGCTTTATCAGCTGCTCTTTAGTCATGTTAAGTAATGAAGCTTCTGATAACGCCTGATTCATTATCACCTTTGATTTCATACCGTGTTGCTTTCTTGATACGTGCTTTGATTAGTTCTTCATAGTTGTTTTGATACTTTGTTTCAGCATCACTGTATTCTTTTATTAACTTAAAGCATTCATCATCATCATCAGCAAGCACAGCTTGTAAACCACCATACTCACTGGATGGGAATGGAACCCAATAGTTAACCAGATAGAGAGTTTTACTTAGCTGCTCTGGTTGTTCGCTTAGCTCGAGGCTTTGCTTTGGTTGGTTCTTGCTGCCCTTTGGTCTTGCCATATTCTTTCCTCTCTTCTTTCTCTTCTTGTGTCTTGATTGAATGACATGTCTTACATAACACTTGAAGGTTATCCTTCTCGCAGAACATGTTGTTAATATATTCTTCCCATGTTGTGAAGCCTGTCTTAGTATTAACAACAGGAAGGATGTGGTCTACCTGTACATCAGCTGCTACAAACTCTTTCTTGCAACATGCACACTTGTAGTGCATAGCCAGCTTATTTGTTTTCTTATTGGTCTTCCGTCCTGCATATGCTTCTTTCAAAGCCTTGTACTTAGGAGGCCATCTACGTGTCGCTGTACGTAGAGCAGATACAACAAAGCTTCTAAATCTTGCTGGTGTCCACTCGCCACAGTTGTACGAACGTCTGGTGGAGGAGGTTTCCAAAGGCTTCAACTTCTCGTTCATCGTGGTTGGTCTCTCCCATTGTAAATTTAATTGCGTGTACCAACTCGTGAAAGAAGGTGGCTTCGATTGCTTGCTGTGTCATGTTCTCTTTTAACACAATCTCATACGTCATGGGGTTACATGTCCCCATCTCTGTAATGTCCTTGCTCAAAGAGACAGTCCACTGACAGCCTGCTAGATAAAATGCTCTGATGGCGGGAGCCACATCTGGTTTGGTGTTCTTCGTAGCCATAGTAGTTGTCCATTCTCAAGTGTTCGTTCTGCGCCCAGAGCCTCCAAGCACACTGCATACAGGCTTTCTGGGGTTGTAGCTTTTGCAAGCATCTTCTCTGCCTTCACAGGCCCCACTCCCCTGATGCCCACAATGTTGTCTGCCTTGTCGCCCATCAGTATCTGCTTGTAAAAGAACCGGAGTCCTTCCTCTTCGGATACATAATACTTTTTTTGTTTCACAAAATTGTAATGCCATCCTTGCACCTGATCAAAGTCTTTGTCTAACGAAATGATGATGCCTTCATCACCAAGCTCTGTTGCACGAATAGCAATGACATCATCTGCTTCTTCATTATCACTAATCGTAGCAGCCCATGCGGTTACTAGATAGTTACGTAAGATTTCTAGGTGTGCTGGTTTCTCAACATCTTTCCTATTGCCCTTGTAAGGAACAGTCACAGCTATCTCGTTACGAAAGTTTGTCTTCCCTGTTAGGAACACTTCCCATTCATTCAAGTCTAGCTGTGTCATTAAGACTTCTTCCAAGAAGGTAGCCATCGTTTTGATAGCCACCTTCTCTGTCTCATCCTTGCAGGCAAAGGCAATGCGATAGCACATCATGTCTCCGTCTACAAGGCCAATCATTATTTACTCACCACAACATCGCAGAGAGTGCGATTTGAAGTCATAGACAATGCACACTTGGCCTTGATAGGGTCAGCCCCTGCCTGAACCATTTGAACAAGTTTACTATCTTCTAAGTGACCAGCGTATGTACCGATACCACACACCATCAAAAGAAAAACAGCAACCATTGTCCAAAGAGATAACCATAATTTATCTGCGTTATCCATTACAGCACCACTTCTGCTTCTTCTTCTTGCACAGCAGAGGCATCAGGAGGGGCTACAAGCTCCTTAATCTTGAGGGCTGGGTACTTATCACTATGCAACAACGAAGGCGCATTGCCATGCATTGCTGTCATCTTGTGTGCATAGCTGCTAATTGTCAGCTCAGCAACAGTACCATTACCAATGGCAGAAGGAGCAACCTCATTACCATTCTCATCCACTGCCTTGATAACATACTTCGTCTTAACGATGATGTATTTACCACGACCATACTTGTCATCAGCTTTCTCTTTCACCTTCACATTAAGCTCGTCCTTCAAACGTGCAACCAGTGTGTCTGACAGACCACCAATACAGATTTCGTTACGAACTTCCGCAGGGTTGAACTCTGTGTTAGGGGTGTCCATGTGCTTAGCCCAGAAGAGTTTGCCAACCAATTTAACTTGTGTCATATATTTCCTTTGTTTAGTTTATGAGAGTCTTTCCTCCCTGTCATACATTATTGTAACCGATTTCCACTAGCCTTGTCAAGTGCTCCACGCATAACCATGTTAGCAGCAGCACTATTAAGGATGTTTAATACTTCTTCTTCACTATCTAGGGGACTGTGTACCAGCGTAAGCTGATTGCCAGTAACAAAGATATGAACCATTGTATCACACTCGTTGTAAAGCTTTTCAATTTGTTCTTCGTATGTCAATGTGTTTCCTTCCAGTTAACGCCAACATTATATTCACCAGATACAGGACAGAACAAACCTAGTTCCTTACCTGCCTCTTCGATGGATTGTACAGCAAGTTTTCCTACAACATCAGCATATTGTTTCTTTGTTTCAATCTGCCATTCGTCATGCACATTAGCACAGAAGCCATGCACAATCTTTTGTTTATGTAGGTGGTTGCTAAGAAGTACCAACGCTTTCTTCATGACAATAGCACCAGCCCCTTGAAGCAGACTGTTAAGGGCAGCATGAGAACTACGTACCCATATCTTCCTACCATCTAAGCCCCGCACAAAGCCTTGGTCAGCTGCTGCATGAACACGTTTGATTAGAACATTCAGGGCTGGTGTTTGCTCAAGGAACTTAGCCTTAAGTTTTGCACCTTGAACAGAGCTTCCTCCCACAATGCTTCCAATCTTTGCATCTCCTGCACCATAGAGGAAGGCATAGATGAATGTCTTTGCTGCGTCTCTTGTAGCAAGTCCAGCAGCTCGTTGGTTAACTGTGTGTACATCTGTACCGTCTTTGCTGCTTCCTTCACATACTGTTTTGACATAGCCATCATCCTTCATGTAATGTGCCAACATACGCAGCTCTAAGCCACTAGCATCTGCACCAACCAACACATTGTCTTTGTCCACTGTCCAAAGCTCACGACACTCAGGGCCATACACACTACCACTGTTAGGAACTTGAGCCATGTTAGGAGAGCTGTGTGTCATGCGTCCAGTGACAGCACCATTGGTGTTCACTCGTCCATGTACACGTCCATCTTC